AATTACAGTAAATCTAGGACAAGTTTCAATTGCTTCTGAGAGATTACAAGAAAATTTGGATTCTTTGGATACTCAGAAAGATGAATTGTTAGCGCAACATGCAACTGCTCAAGAAGATGAGAGAAACCTTGTTGAAGAACTAACTTCCAAGTATGGAATTGGAAATTTAGACCTAGATACCGGTATTTTTACGCCGAATGAGTAATTTTGGGATTTTAATTTTATATTTATACTAAATAATATTTGACTTTTATAACTAATTTTTAATCTAAAATCTAGGAGAAATTAAATGGCAGAAAGAATTGTTAGTCCTGGCGTATTCACGCAGGAAACAGATCTTTCTTATCTCCCTCAAGGTGTAGCTAATATTGGAGCAGCAATGATTGGACCAACCCAAAAAGGTCCAGCGTTCGTTCCAACTATTGTAACGAGTGGTGGAGAATTTGAAGAAAGATTTGGTCAAAATATAAAAACATCCTATGTTCCCTTCGCAGTACAAGAATACTTAAAATCCGCATCTAGCGTAACGGTAGTTCGGGTAATGCATACAGGTGGATATAGAGCAGATTATGTAAATGTAGTAATGTCAGGTTCATATGGAACACCATCAGCAGCAGATCTGGCTTTGGGTGGCGAATTTGCATCTTCAGGGTCGGCAATTGCTTTCACTTTAGCAAATACAAGACTTGGACAGAATGTTGGAATTGCAAGTTCTGTTTCGGCATCTGGAAATTCAACTAATAATACATTTGATCTACAAATAATAGGAGCTGGCGGAACCTATCAAACTTTTTCAACACTAAGTTTAGATAGTGGTAGTGCAAATTATTTTGCTAAAAAGATAACATCAGATCCGCAAAGTAATACTGATTATGCATATATCTATAAGGCTTTTCACCAGACATCAGATCTTTTTTCATCTGGTTCACACGACGTAGATGCTTTACAAGTTACTGGTAGTACTTCAGCATCCGCTGGATTAAATTTTACTGGTGGAACTAATGGAGCTTATACTGCTCAATATGATGCAGTAGGTGACGCAGCTACTTGGGGTGGAAATGTTGATTATTGTGTTGCAAGAACACCTTATATTATAGATCAAGGTGCAACTGGTTGGGATGATGGCGCTACGGTTAGAAGTTTTAAAAACTTATTTAGAGTATATACATTAGGTCATGGTACTAATATGAATACTGAATATAAAGTAGGTATTTCTAATATTAGAGCAGCTGGAACAATTCCAGGATCTGATTATGGAGATTTTACTTTGTCTATTATACCTCTAGATGGTAGAGCACCAGAAACTTGGGAAAATTGTGATTTTAACCCAGCTTCTCCAAGCTATTTTGCAAAACAAATTGGAGATTCTCATGTAGTCGTAGATGCTAATGGTAGGTTGACATATCATGGAAACTTTCCAAATAGATCTAAATGGTGTAGAGTTGGAGATTATAAAAACTTAGAAAATTATCCAAAATCGGTAGTACCGTATGGGTATGCATCTTTATCTAATCCAATTCCAGGTGGTACTATAGTACCTTCAGCTTCAATGAAGCTTCAACAAGTTGATAATACTGATCAACAAACCTTTCAAGCAAGTACGTATCATGGATTTGATTTCATGGACATTGGAACAGCGAATAGAATAAGAGGCAAGTATGATAATGATGGAGCAGCTTATCTTTCACCTATTCCAAGTGGAACAGGAACTGGATCTAATGAATGCTTTAGTTTAAATAATTGCTATGGTCATGATAGTTCAGATACATTACCAGGTAATCCGGCCGATAGTGCGCGCAGTAAGGGTGACGAAAAGATAACATTAGCTGAATCTGATATAGGTCAGAGACGATTTGCAGTTCCTTTTCAATGGGGATTCGACGGTGTAGATCCAGCTTCAAAACCATCTATGGGTAATGATATATCTACTACTAATGTAATGGGATTTGATTGTTCTACTTCAAGTACTAGTGGTACTACATTGTATAAACGAGCTATTAATACAGTATCTAATCCAGATGAATTCGATATTAATATGTTGGTAATTCCTGGAATTATTCATAGTAAAGATGGTAGTAATTGTCATAATAATATTACCGAACATGCTATAACTAAGGTGGAAGAAAGAGCAGATTGTTTCTATATAATGGACGGATTCCATTGGGCAGATACTATTTCGCAAGCAGCAAGTGCTCTTGGATCAATAGATACCAATTATGCAGCTACGTATTATCCCTGGGTACAAGTAAATTATGCCATAGGAGGCGGCAATGTGGAACCAGTTTGGGTACCACCTTCAGTTGCTTTATCTGGTGTATTTGCTTTTAATGACAGGATAGGTCAAGAATGGTTTGCACCTGCAGGATTAAATAGAGGTGGATTGACTATAACCTCTAAAGCTAAGTTTAAGTTAAATCATGCAGAGAGAGATAAACTGTATGAAAATAGAGTTAATCCAATTGCAACATTCCCAGGTCAAGGACCGACGGTGTTTGGACAAAAAACATTACAATCCAAACCTTCAGCACTTGATAGGATTAATGTTCGTAGATTGTTAATTAATCTGAAGAAGTTTATCGCTTCAACATCTAAATTCTTGGTGTTTGAACAGAATACAACCGCAACAAGAAATCGTTTCTTGAATTCGGTTAATCCATATCTTGAAAATGTACAATCCAATAGTGGTTTGAATGCTTTTAGGGTAGTGATGGATGAATCAAATAATACACCTGATGAAATAGATAGAAATAGGTTAGTTGGACAGATATTTGTTCAACCTACAAGAACTGCTGAGTTCATTGTATTGGACTTTGTTGTTCAACCTACTGGAGCAACCTTTCCAGAAGCATAAAAAAATATCTCAATAAGATAACTAAAAGCCCCAGTTTTACTGGGGTTTTTTGTTTTTATAAAAACTTCAAAAAAACTTCCAAAGGTTATTATTAATATAAGCGCAATTTTTCATAACCGTTATATTTATTACTGAAAAGAAATCTTATTTAGGAGAAGAAAAGATGCCTGAGTTAATTGACGCAACTGAAATAATGTTTACCCCATTTGAACCGAAAACTAAAAATCGGTATGTCATGTATATCGAAGGTATTCCTGCATACTTGATTAAAACAGCTAGTAGGCCCCAGATTACATTTGAAGAAATAGTATTAGACCATATTAATGTAAAGAGATACATTAAAGGTAAAGGTGAGTGGCAACCTTTAGGAGTTACTTTATATGACCCAGTTGTACCTTCTGCAGCACAAGCATGTATGGAATGGGTGAGATTATCCCACGAATCAGTAACAGGTAGAGATGGTTATTCAGATTTTTATAAAAAGGATGTATCTTTTAATTTATTAGGTCCAGTTGGTGATGTGGTTGAAGAATGGACATTAAAAGGAGCATGGGTACAAGATGCAAACTTTAATGATTTGGATTTTGCAAATGGATCAGATCCAGTAGATATTGAATTACAATTGCGTTATGATTATGCAATCTTACAATTCTAATTAATTAAAAATTAATAATAACGGAGAATAAAAATGAGTGAATGGATAGCAGCAAATTGGGAATATGTTTTGGTTGGTATTTACGCGATTGAAAAAATCGTGAAACTTACACCAACAAAATATGACGATATTCTTTTCGATATGATTCTTAAACCAATCAAAGAGAAATTTGCACCGAAAAAATAATTAAAAATTTATTTGAAAAATTTTAGTTATATTTACAATTAGTTATAAATCTTATTAAGGAGAATAACATGCCCGAAACTACGTTTCCGACGGAAATTATCGATCTACCGTCGAAAGGATATTTTTATCCTGAAAAAAGCCCATTATCAAGTGGCCAGGTCGAATTAAAATATATGACAGCTAAAGATGAAGATGTTTTGACATCACAAAATCTTATTGCTAAAGGTGTTGTTTTAGATGTACTTTTAGCTAGTTTGATGGTTGATAAAAAAATCAAAGTGGATGATTTATTGATTGGTGATAAAAATGCTTTATTGATAGCTGCAAGAGTGTTAGCTTATGGTAAAGAATATGAGTTTGAAGTTATTTCGCCTGTTACTGGAGAACCTACAACACATAATTTGGATTTAACTTCATTGAAGGATGTTTCAGTAGATTTTAGTAAGATGACTAAAGGACAAAATTCATTTGAATTTACTTTACCTACTACAGATAGAGTTATTAAGTATAAATTATTAACTAGTGGTGATGTTGAAGCTATTGAAAAACATGCTAAATCATTAAGTAAAGTTAGTGATATAGATAGAACTCTTACTACTAGATTAAAACATATGATACTTGAAGTTGATGGTAATTCAGAACGATCAGTTGTTAATAACTTTGTAGATAATGAATTTTTCGCTGTAGATAGTAGATCATTTAGAGAATATATTTCAGACAACACCCCCGATATCGATTTAGAAATATTAATTGATGTGGACGGGGAGGAGGTAGAAGTTACCGTCCCGATGACGGTACAGTTTTTTTGGCCTTCCGCCTGAGTATAAAGCTCAGATCCACGAACAGATATTTCAACTAACATTTAATTCTAGAGGTTCAATACCTTTTGAACAAGCCTATAATATGCCAGTTTATCTAAGAAGATGGTATATTCAAAGATTAGATAGGGCTTATAAGGAAGAAAATGAAGCTATAGAAAAAGCACAAAAAAAATCCCTCAATCCAAATTTTCCCAAAATTAAAAAATGATTATTCGTATATTTATATATGAATCCCTCAATTTAAGTTTTTAGGAGTCAATCTTGGCTAAGTATATAGTAAAAGAAAATAAAATAATTACAGAATTTCTCGGTGGTCTTTTTAAAGCAATCGCAAAAAAGAAATCTACAAAAGTTTTGAAAGCTTTATCAAGAGATCCAGTTATGAAAAGACATATAGCGGCTGCTGATAAAATTGGTAAGGATATACAACAACATATTGAAAAGAGAAAAAAGGAAGAACCTGAACTTGCTAAATGGATGGCAGATCATCCATTATAATATTTGGAATTCTATTTGACCTAAATGGGTCATATATCACTTTAATAAACTAAGATAAAATCAATGGCGGATAAATTCAATCAACAAGAAGAATACGAAGCGTTTAAGAAATTAAAGCAAGAACAACCTAAATTTCTTAGAGGAATCTCTGGACTTTGGGATGGGATTAGTGCATCTATAAAGGATTCTGTGGATGCTTCTGGTAATTTAGTAAAAGAAGAAAAATCTTATTTAGGTATAGCAAAAGAGGTTTTATCAAATACAAAAAATATCCATAAAGAAACTGTAGAATGGGCAAATATTAGTGAAAAAATTCTTGAAGCTCAAAAAGCTGGAGATACGCATCTAGCAAAACAATATAAACAGATGGGAAAAATCCAGGCCCATCAAAAACGTTATAATAATTTGGTAAATGCAGGAGCTAACTCTATAGATAAAATGGTGTCTGGTATAGAGGGTACAGTTCGTGGAATTCCATTCTTAGGAGATTTTATAGCAGATGCAATAAATTTTAATGATGTAAACAAAAATGCGCAAGATGCTTTTAGAGAAACAGCCAGTGTGTGGAAAGATGGATTATACCAAGGCACAGTTGAAGGTACTACTTCTGGATTCGTAGAAAGTATGAAAGGTGGTGATTGGATAAAAGGTATTTTCACAAAAACCAAAAAAGGTAGTAAAGGTTTAACTAATGCGGCCAAAGAAACTACAGGACAGATGGAACTTTGGCCTGATGCGGTCACGAAAACAGATAAAAAAACAGGTAAGGCTGCGGGTAAGGTTAACAAGTTAAGGTTACTATGGTTGGGGGTTGGTATTGCTGTATTATCAGCAGCAGCTTCAGTGGCTAAGTTTGCATTTTCAACTGGACTTTCTGTATCACAGACTGGGAAATTAACTGGAGCATTATTAATTAATAAAGGTTATGTTAAAGCGATGGCGGAAGAGTTTGGTACCATCAATGATGTAAATACTAAAATAGCATGGCAACTTAAAAAACAAGCATTCTTTTATGGAATAGAAGCAGCTCAAGCAGTAAAGATATTAAGAATACAAACTGCGTTATCGGACAATACTCATGAACAATTAATTAATATACAGAAATCAGTTGCTCAATATGCAAGGGCTAGAGGAGTATTACCTTCAAAAGTATTTGATGATATAGCTGGCGCTACTGAATTGATGGCAAAACATGCTTCGGGAACTGCTGAAGGATTTATGAAAGCAGCTGTTCATATAAGAGCTATGGGAGTAGGATTAGATGTTGCTGATCAAATATCTACCCATCTATTA